AGTGATTGAGCGGGCCAGCAACAGAGGTTCCGGTCGTCTTGGTCTTGTTGACCCACTGGTTCGCCGCGCCGTCATATTGCGATGTCAGCCGGTAAGCCGTATTGGCAACAACGGTATTGCTCGCCGTGGCAACCACACACAAGGCGGTTCCGTTGCCGAACGACACCTGCTGACCGTTGCCGCTGGTCTTGTACGCTTGGATCATCGCCGTGACGCCGCCACCCTCGACTGTGAAAAGACTCTTTTCGTTGCCCCCGTTCACTGCGCCTTTGAGCCACCACTGCACAGTCATCGAATCCTTGCAATCAGCCCTCAGCGTCGAACCGGCAGGGATGTTGTACAGGTAGGTTCCGGCCGTGTTGTACAGCCGTGCGTACCCACCATACGGCATGATGTCTGCTGCTTCGTTTGCCACCGCCGTGGTGTGGTTACGGTACTTCGAACTGTCCCGCTGATAGCCGCTCGGCGTAACTAGATTGACAGCCTCCGATGCAACGCCGTCTGTATGGTCGCCGCAGAACCACAGATCGTTTGTGACGTTGTAGAGCAGCCCGGTGTCGTTACCAGAGGCCGTGCTGTAGAGCGTGATGTCTATCGGTCCCGTCGATCCTCGAACGTACTGCGGCTGGATGCTGCCCCGAGTGCTGCCTGTCGTGATGTCGGCACTCTTTGCCCAGGTTGATCCACCATCCGTTGACTCGTATTCCTGGCACTCCAATACGCTCGAAACCTCCATCGCCACCAGCGCGCGCCAAGTGGTCCCTGATAGGTAGCGAATACCGCCCTCGGCGTGGTTCCGCGTTCCAGCGCCGACCCCAGCTCCGACAACAATATCGGACTGGACCCAGGCGCTGCCACTCCACGCGAACGAACTCGCCCGGCTATTGGCGGGGGTGCTCGCGTCGTACAGGTCAACGGAGACACGCGGATTGTTGGAGCCGTCTACCGCGATGCCGCGCAGATACCCGGTGCTATAGGTTCCGACGCCGGTATAGATCAGGCCCTGCGCTGCGGTAGATGGCGCGTTGGTTGTCACCGGAAGCGTGACAGTGGTGCCGTCAATCGCCTTCCATGTGCTCGTCGAAGCCGATGCGTTGTCGCTATAGAGGTAACAGAACTTCGGCTCAAAAACAGAACCGGACGAGCTGGTCATGTGCCAAGCGCAATGCACTCGATCACTCGGCCCTAGTATCCATTCGAGGTAGGCTCGTGGCGCCAAGAGAATTATCTGCGCACTGCCCCAGGTGGCGCCACCGTCAGTCGAGACGCGGCGCGTCCAATTGTCATCGTCACGCGAAAACAGAACCAGATCGCCAGTGGACAGGCACAGCATCGTCGGATATGTGCGCTGCGCCGCGCTGGTCACAATGTTGACCACTGATCCCCATGCGCTGATATCTTCCGGGCTTGACGACTTCGAGGTGTTTACGTAGCCGCTGGTGGAGAAGGCCGTCCATACGACGTGCAGATAGCCACTGTTGTCCACACAGATTGACGGCGCCGCGTGGCCGTCTTTCATGAGGGCCGCAGCAACGGTCACCGCTGGCGACCACAGGCCTGTCGCGTGCGTGTATTTGGAAACTCGGATGTTGCCAGTACCGCCGCTGAGATAGTCCAGCCACGTTACATACGTGGCGCCGTTGTACTCCACAGCCCGTGGCCGAACCAGCCACAGCCCGGTCGCCTCCGGTGCATAGCTGTCGTTGCTGTGGTTGACTAGCCGGTAGCCGCCACTGTTCCATGTAGCATGCGCTCCATAGGGCATCGATGGCGCCGGCTGCTGCATGATCGTCGGGCCTTTGCACCACCCGTACACGACCGTATCGATAGAATTGCTCGGCTCGAAGCCGGCCATGTTCACCCAAATTTCGCACCGACGACTTCCGCTTGTGGCGTCAGGATGAAACTCGACCACATCCATCGGCAGGCGGTTGGTTCCGTCCGACGACATCGCAAACCGAATGTCTCCGCCGCCCTCCTGTGCGCTGGTAGCTCCCGCATCGATCACGGTCGAAGGCAGCATGTCCTTCGTAACGAGCAGCACGAAACCCGTAGGCGTGCCGGTGACCTTTGTATGGTCAATCGTGACCGTGAACTGATGCGTCCAACCAGTCGGGAAAGTCATTTTCTAGAAGGCCAAGAGCCCTGTTAACTCGGGTCAGCCACTTCTTGGTCGAACGCCGGGATATTCACCGTGTTCGACCCGTTGGCGGTCAGCGCCTGACTTGTACAGGTTGTGACCCCGCGCAAAGTGGTGTCGCCACTCTTGGTGCGCGCGATGTGGGTGGCCGTGCCGCTGGTGTCGATCAGGACGCCGGACTGCGCTTCCGTAGTCAACTTGCGGCCCGACACATCGCCATTGGCAATTGTGAAGTCGCCGTTACCGTCGCCCGGAGTTACCGCCACGGCGGCCAGCTTGTATGTACTGGTCGCCTCTGTGTACGTGGTCGGCTCAGCAGAGCAAACGTTGATCTGGTCGCTGTCGGCCAGCCAGTCGAGCATCGCGTCAAATGCGGCATCAGGTGTCGTTTTAGCCACGGGTCACCGCCATTTGCTTGTGGGACACGCTCTGCGCGTCCAGGGTTACGGGCGCGGACTGGATCGGCGCCGGATCTGGTGCGCCGACCTCTTTTGCCCAGCCGTTCTTGATGAATCGCGCCGCTGTGGCGTCGTCGATCGTGAAAATGTCGTCGCGCTCAAAGCGCTCGCGCCCATCCATGAAGGTTGTCGTGCATTCGATTCGCATTGTTGTTTAGGCCAAAGCCCACTCCGTTTCTGATTGAACCTGCGCCGCAATCATTCCGTATTGCACGCATGCACCGATGCCTGATGTAGCCCGCAGCGTGTCGCCGGCACCAGCAGCAAAGGCCGGAACGCCTACCCCGCGCTGCACCAGCACGACGACGCCGTAAGGGCTTGCCGCCCATGCCGTCGCGGCACTGGGAAGCGTCTGCGTGGTGCTCGTTGCACTGTCGACTGGCGTGATAGACCCAAGCGCGGAATCTGGCAGCACAGAATCCGCCGTGACCGTGGATCCGACCGTCCCGCCAGGGAATGCGATTTCCGCAGATGCCTCAGCCAGCGTCTGCAGCGTCACCGCTCGCAGGTCGCTATTTGCGGACGAATAAATCGGCAGCAGATCCGCATCAAGCGGAGCGTCCAGGCGCGTCAATTGGTTGACATAGACAGGCATGGTTTATCCGAAGTTCATTTCGCCATCAGGACCGGGCGCAACCAGCACATCGGGCGGAATGACGAAGTTGCGGCGCGTCCATTTGTTGCCGGCGCCGCTTGGAAGCGTTGACGGGAACTGCATCTGCTGCGGGTTGCTCATGGCGACAGCAAGCAAGGTGTCGTATCCGTCTTTTGCCATCGCAGCGGTCGTCGTCGGCACAGTCTTGCCAAACCCGCCAGCCAAGCGCAGGGCCAGATTCGTGTAAACGGCCTCATTGGCAGAATCAGCAATTCCCGAGTCGGTGGCAGAGTCGACATCGGCCGGATCCGCGGTCTGCACGTAGCCGATGCGAATTCCCTTGCTGTTCCACTGCGCCATCATGGCGTCGAGCTTGCGTAGGCCGGTCTGCACCTCTTCCGGCTGCAGGTCAAAGACGTATTCGGCCAGGCCCAGTTCCTCGAACGCGGCGGCGACGATCTGGCCTTTGGTCCAAGACATTTCAGGCCTTCAACTTGTCCGCAATCTGCGCGGTCAGCTTCTTGTCGCTGGTGCGTCCATCGAACGCGATCCCGAGTTCCTTGGCCTTGGTTTCAAGCTCGGCCCGGGTCGGCGGCGCGTTGTCCGGAGGTATTGGCTCCGGGGATTTCTCGGCTTTGCGCTCCATTTCTGCGGTATGCGCAGCCTTGGCAACGTCTGTGCCGATGTGGAAGCCGTCAGCGATAGCCGCTTGCAGCTCGTCCTCGTTGGCGACGTTGCGCCAGTCGTAGACGCCATCCTGAAAGCGTTCCATCGTGCCGGGATACTTCACGACCATTGCGGGAAATTCGATCATCTTTCACCCCTCTAAAAGAGCGCCCGCACTTGAGGCGGGCGCGAATCCTGGCAACTGCTTGCGAGGATCAGGACTGCGAGAACATCTCCACGCCCGTCATCTGCGGCTGCAGATTGGTCAGGCCGTAGAACACATCCCAGCGGTACTTGGTCGACAGGTCACCGATCGCACCCTGGCGGCTCATGGTCACGGTCACGCCGTTGTCGGTCGTGCCGTGCATCACATCCATGCCGCTGCCTTCCTTGGGCACGTACTTGCCGG